CGGGTCTGGACGGTCTGCGTTTCCATCGAGGGCGCCTCGGCCGGCGGCAATCCGCCGAGCCGCTGGGTCGCCGTGTTCAACTGCACCAGGGACGCCTTGTAGTTCTGTGCCTGCGCCGGCAGACTTGGGTCAGCCTCGGAACGCGGGTATTCCGGCAACAGAGTAACCGCCAGGTTGTAGCGGATCGCGGCCTCGTAGCCGGGCGGGAAGTCGACGGGCGTGGTGAGCGCGGCAAGGGCCGTCAGTGCCGCGAGCGATTGAACCTCTAGCGTGCCCGTCGCCGGGACCGGCCAAAGGTTCAGCGTGACCGCCGGGTAGCCGTACTGGACGTACATTTCCAGAGGCACGGTGATCGGCGCGCCGGAAGGCTCGAGCATCGTAGACCACTCGAGCGCCGAAACAATCTCCACCGTGCGGCGGTAGGTTCCGCTGGCTGCTGCGATCGCATCGCACCGGGCCGGCCGCGGCATCGCCAACTGGCCGCCCGGTCCAATGGTGAACGATCCCGATCCTCCCGGCAGGGTATAGGTCATCCGCTGCGGCGTGAAGTTGTGGACCGGCGGCGGCGGCCCAGCCGGCGCAGCCACGCCATCGGGAAACGTGGTGTATTCCTGAAGCGTGTAGAGTTCGATGACCGTTCCTGCGGCCGGCACGGGCCACAGGTGGACCGTGGCGAGAGGCGAGTTGTAGTCCACAAACGCCTTCATGGGCAGGTTGACCGCGCCGCCTCGCTCGAGGATCTCGCTCCAACGGTTCACGTCCACGATGGCGAGTCCGCGCCCGAAGTTGCCGGCTGAAGCGCGCGCGGCAACGATCTGCGTGGGACGCGGCGCCACGAAGACGCCGGCCGGCCCCATCGAGTAGGACTGGGCCCCGGTCAACGCGAACTGGTCGCGCCGTATCTCGTAGACGGTGACCCGCTCGGTCGACCACGACGCCAGCATCTGGTTGAGCGTTACCAGGGCATCGTTCAACTCGGCGGTTTCCAGCGTCTCGCCCGAGGCGATGGCGCCGATCAGGCGCATCGCAGAATGGATCAGTTCGCTTGCGGTTGGCATCGGGTCAAACCTCCGTTAGAGCGTGGACACCGGCGGCCCGAGTTTCTGCTGGTCGAAGTAGATGCCGCCGGCTTCGGCGTTGCGCACCAGGACGGCCCAGGACTTTTCCACGCCCAGTTTGGCGGCATATTCCGGCGAGTCTTTCAGCCTGTTCTCGTAATCAGTTTTCAGGGTCTGGTTGCCGCGCCATGCGGTGTCCTGGGCAACGGCCTGCTCCCATTCATTGAGCGCATCACCGGTGCCGTGTACCGGGCCAGGGTTCTCGATTTTTGGGTTGGCGTTTTCTTTTGCCGGCAGGACCGTGCCTGCGACGGGTGCTGTATATGCCATCTTGCTTGTCTCCTATGCCTCAAACGTCTCAATTCCTGGCCTACGAGCGGGCGGAATGGCGGAACTGCCGCCACTCCGCCCGCACCTTCGCACCTAGACCCCTGCGGCCTGCGTAACTGTGAACATTTGGTCGTTTACCGTGATGCCGCCCATGCGTTCCGGCCCTACATTGGCCTCAACGGCATAAGTCACGGTGCCGTCGCCGGTCGTCGGGCCGGTTGGCGAAACGACGGTGAGCCAGGGCGCCGCGGGATCGCTTACCGCGGTCCAGGTTTCGGCAGTCGCCACGCTGAAACTGGAGGTTTCCGTGGTGGCCGCCAGCGAATCGCTCGCCGGCGTGAGCGTGATCACTTCGCCCGCACCGGGGAAGATCACCGGGCGCCAGTTCGCGCCCATGTCTTTTTCCTGCTGGGCGGTGCTAACGAGCACCGGCGGCAGGTTGATGTTGTAAAGCAGTTTCGGGTAAGAATCGGCCGGTGCTTCCGTTGGGTTGGTCGCGAGCCAGGCCGAGATGACGGCATCCGTATCGGTCAGTACTTGCATTTCGATTTATCCTTTTTTCTTGTTCTTGTTGCGCCCGTGCGGCTTGGTGAGAGAACGCGCCAGCCGACGCAGTGGCGTGGCCGGCGCGTCCTCTTCTTCCGGTTCCGGTTCGGTTGGCGGATCCGGTTCCGGTTCCTCCGGTTCCGCCTCGGAGTAGCCGTCCGATGGCGGAACCGGTTTGGGAGCGGGCGGCGCAGGTTCCGGCTCGGCGATGGCAGACACCGGCCAGATCACGCGCGACCACTCCCGGCCCAGTGCGTCTTCTTCCTCCCGTGATTCAACCGTCACCGGCTCTTTGGTCCGGTGAAAGAGCATGCGCGGGTAGTCTCGTGACGACATAGGCACTCCTGAATTGGCGGAATTACTGAACGACGCGAACGGCCCACTCGGGACGCTGGGCTGCGTGCCCGTAGAGCACGTCGCAGCGGGTAACGAACTTGTCCGTCAGCACGACGTAATCGCTCACGATGCGGACGGAGCACCCGGTGTCGGGGTCCATTTGCGCCGCGGCGAAATGCACGCCGGCAGGAACCTGGAGAGGCGCCATGCCGATGACGAACGCGGCCTCGTGGAACGCGAGGCTCTGCGAGGACTGCTGGGCCGCGGTGCCACTGGTGATGGTGAGAGGCGCGCCGGCGGCCGGCGAGTTGGTGACGGTCTTGCCGGCGCCGGTGACGACGATAGGCGGATAGATCGGGATGCTGGCCGATCCATCAGCGATGCTCGAGACGTCCGCGGTGACGACGAATTTCTGGAGCACGGTCGACGGATCGCCGGATACCCGGTTGACCGAGTATACGGTCGGGAGCGTGAACGAGTCGCCCTTCTTCAGCCTGGCCGCGGCGGCCGCGGTGAACCCGGTTACCGCCAGCGTGGATCCGGTCTGGCTGGCTGCGCCAACCTGCGGCGCGCCGCCGAGCGGGCCTACGGTGTGCGTGCGGACGTTCTGATCCATGACCCAATCGAAGCCGCCCATCGTGCCCATGCGGCCGCGTTCATACTGCTGCTTGACCTGGGTCGAGGACTGGAAGAGTCCCTGCGCGGCCTTGAGCGCGCTGGTCTGGAGCTGCGGACTGAGCACCATGTTGCGCTTGCCGTCCATCGGGGCGCTGTAGGTGTCCAGCGTCTCGCCCGCGAGCCAGAACGGGTCGAGCGTCGTGATCGGCGTGCCGGCAGTGCCCACCTGGTTGCCGGTGGACTGGTAAGCCATCGTGAGCCCGTCGACGTCCACCTGGTTGGCGAGGGCCACGCCGGCAGACTTCAGGTAGCGGTCGCTGAAGTTGTCGATCGAGAGCGTTAGCTCTGCGCTCGAGAACTGGAACGCCACAACGGCCTGCTGGTTGAGCGTCAAAGTTTTCTGCGTTTCGATCACGTCCTGAATCGCGCTCGTGATATCAGGATTTTTGCCCACGGTGAAATTCACGGGATCGCGCAGGCGCAGCGTGTCGCCGATCTTGGCGCCGCTGATCGCGAACTTGTCGTCCCAGGTGTGTTCGATGGCCCCGCTGAAGCCCAAATTGTTTTTAAACCGCAGCAATAACTCGTTTGTTATCATCTGAGGCGTCAAGAGTAGATTCGGCATTTACTTTCCCCTGATTTGCGCCTCCCGCGCCTTCGCCCACCGTTTGAAGTCTTTCTGCACGTCCGGGTCTGACGGATCGTCAGAGACGATCTTGCCCGGTCTTCCACTCGGCGGCGGCGGCTTGGGTGCGCCCGTTATTTTGGGTTTCCCGTTTTCAGTGGCAGGGGTGACATCGAACTTCGCAGACAGTTTGCCGATCGCCAGAACCGCGGACGCCGGCGACAGGCCGGCGATGCGTTCCAGTTCTTTCGGATGCTTCGCCAAGAAATACAGCAGTTCGGCGCCGTGCTCGTCTTCCAACATGGCCTGGCGCGCGGCCAGCACTCCCGGCCCCGCCGGGATCTGCACCGTGTCCAGCATGTCGTCGTAGTCGTCGTGCGCCTTGCGGGCGGCCTTCTCGCGCTTCGCCCACGTGTCCTGCTCTGTGCGGACTGCTTCCTCGGCCGCCGCTTTCGCGTCCGCTTGTTTGCGGTCGCGTTCGCGTTGGTCGAGTTTCCAGTCCGTCAGGGCTTCCTGGTACGCCTCGAGGGTTTGGAAATCCTCGAGTTTCGGCTTGCCGGCGGCGGCCGCTTGCGCGGGTTCGGAGGGCTTATCCTGCGGCTTTGCGGGAGGCACTTGCGCGCCGGCCAGTTGCCGCTTCAACTCCTCGTTTTCCCGTGTCAGCCGGTCGATCCGGCGCGCCCGTGATCCGCCTTTGCCTGGTTTGGCGGGCGCTGCATCATCCTGTTCGTCGTCTTCCCCTGGTTCCTGAGGGTCGTCCGTTTCCGAATCCGGGGCAGTTTTGGCCGGCGTTTCCGCGGCCGCGGGTGTAGCTGGTTCCTTCGCTTCGGGCAATTCACCGGTTTCGCGCCACGCAGCGTACTCCCGAAAATCTGTCGGGGCCTCGCTGGTTATGGCACCTTCCGTCCCTTGCTCGGGCGTGAGGGTTACTTCGTCTGGCATAAATCGTTCTAGAATTTCGTCATGGATCGAACCGAAGTTGCGACCGAGGGCCGTCTCGTCCGCGAGCACCGCGGGGGATTAGCCGAGAGCATGGCAACGGTGCGGCCGGTTCGCGATCGCGAGCACCTGGTCGCCATCATGCGCGAGAGTCTCGGGATGTTCGATCTGATGATCGAGCCTTCGCAGATCACGGTAGAGCCATATACCTTCGATTCGCGCATCGGCTGGGATACGCATCTCATTTCCATCGAAGGGTATGGCGTCTGGGGCATGGCGAACGGCCCGATCTGATCGTTTGGCATAACTCTTGACTGTCTACGTAGAACGTATTAGCGTTATCAGTAGGACCAGTGATGAGAGCACCTAAGAAATTGCCGCCCGTGCATCCCGGCCAGATTCTGGCCGAGGATCTGAAGGATGCCGGCCTGAGCATGAACCAGTTGGCAAAAGCGATCCACGTTCCCATGAACCGGATCAGCGCGATCGTCAACGGGCAGCGCGGAATCACCGGCGACACGGCCGTTCGGCTCGCCCGCTATTGGGGTACGAGCGAGGAATACTGGATGAATCTGCAGTCCCGATACGAACTGGAATGCGCACACGATGCGCTCGCCGATTCGATTGCACAAATCAAGTCGCGCACGGCCGCGGCGTAGATCGCTCATAGTCCAACCTGCGGCGCTGCGGGCAGAATGCCGCCCATTGCGGCCGCGGGCGGCATCCCGGCGCCTTCCATGCCTTCGCTGGGTTCCTGCGGTTCCGCGGACTGCGCCGCGGCTCCGGACGCCATGTAGGCGATCTGGCGCTCGAGGTCCGCTACCTGCGACTTGAGCAGCGCGATATTCTCGGTGGACGACAACTGCGCTTCGACCTTCACGAGGTCGACCTGCGCGCGGATGGCGGCCTGGCGATCGCTGCTCTCGATCTTCATCATTTCGATCTGCTGCTGCGATTCCGCCTCGATGCGCTTACCGCGCACGTCGTCCGAGAGCTTATTCAACGCCGCGGTCAATTGCTCGATCTGCTGCGCCTGCTGCGCGTTCTGCTGCGCGAGCAGCTCCGCGGGCTTCTTGCCGGCGTCCTCGGTCAGGTTTGGCGGCATGGCGCGCCGCAGGCGGTCTGCGATCTTCTCGGCGCCGGCGAAATTCAAATTGTCGAAGACGATATCGCCGGCGACGGTCATCAGTTGCGGGAAGTTGCGCGACAACTCCGTAACCTGCGCGGCTGTCTCCTGCTGCTGCGTTTTGAACGACGGCCCGATCTTCAGGCGCACGTCGTACTTGCCGCTGGCGAGGTCGTAGCACTTCTCTTCGCCGTAGTCGTCCGCGAACTTCTGGTTCACCTGGACGATCTCTTCCTGCATGTCCTCGCCGAGGATCCGCACCTGGCGCGGCGTGTCGTAGATCTTGGGGATGAGGTCGCAGAGGATGACGCCGCATTGAAGGATGGCGCGGTTCAGGTTGTCGACGAAGTGGAAGTTGCTCAACTCCATCTGTCCCTGGCGCCGCTGGAGTGCGATGCCTGACGTCTCGTTGGACTGCGAGCCCAGCGAGGCGTCATAGACGTTCGTCGTGGCCTTGATATCGTCCGAGGCCTGCGCGGCGCCGATCGAGAGCGCCTGGATCGGTGGCTCAAAGACGTTGCGCTGCGGCATCGGGACCGGGTTGCCGGCAATGTCCAAGGGTTCGTACTCGAGATACGCCCACGGCACGGTGTTAGCGCTCGCCCAGCGGGGATCCTTGAAGGCGCCCTTCACGCCAACCCACGGCGCCTTGGTGCCGAGCATGACCGTCTCGGCTTCGCTCGAGCGGTAGAAGTTGTACAGCTTCTGCGGGTCGCGGGCGAAACGGATCAGCGAGAACAAGTACCGCTTGTTCTCGATGTACATCTCCTCGCCGAGTACGGCGAGGATCGGGATCCACTGGCCTTTCCAGTCGGTTTCGTCCAGGATTTCCACGCCATTGAGCCGGCACATTTTCACGTGCCGGATCTGGTCTTCGCGCTCGATGCGGTCGCCGTTCTCGTCGACGGCGAACGCGAGGCCGGGCGGAAGTTCGGCCGGCAGATCCTCGAGGTACTCGTTAGTGACCTTCCCATCGGGCCACTGGATCGCGACCAGCGTCTTCGTCTCGATCTCCAGATACCAGTAGCGGGCCACCAGCACGCCGTCGTCGCCGATCCAGGCGGGCGCCGGGTTGGTGCAGCCCTCGTAGAAGTTCATCTGCGCGACTTCGGTGTCACCGAATTCGTCCTTGTAATCGTCCTTCGAAACCCACTCGAGTTCGAAGGCGTACTTCGCATCGGACTTGTCCGCTTCGCGTGCGTAGGGGTCCATCAGGATCGAGAACGGATTCAGGACGCGCTCTACCCGGATCTCCTGGTCGAACGTCTTGTTCCCGCAATACCTGGTGCTCACCTTGAAGTAGCCGAATGATCCTTTGGTAGACTGCTCGAGCGCAGTCTCGTAGACCTGATCCGCTTTGCTCGCGTACTGAATGTGGCGGATCATTCCCTCGTAGATTTTCGCGGTCGCGGGATCGCTCGCGGAGTCGACCGGCAGCGCCTCGAGGTCGGGCTTGTTCATGCGCGCCTGGTTAGACAGTTGGTTGAGCGGGCCGGTGAGTTTGTTGAAGGTGAGGCAGGGCCGCTTGCCCGGTCCCGTCGCGTTGCGGCGCTGCATGTCGTCCGCGTCCCACTGCTCGCCGGCTGCGAACTGCAGATCGATCTTCGCCTCTTTGCGGATCTCGCGTTCGGCTTCCTCGGCGAGCTTGTAGCGCGCGCGGGCCGTCGCGATGAGGTCTTTCTCGGCTTTACTCGCCATCTTTCATCAACTGGCGCAGGGTGCGCTTCGGCTTGCCCGCGGTGCGCAGCGCGATCGCGACCGCCTGCGGCTGCGGGCGGCCGGCGGCGACTTCCTTGCGGATGTTCGCGCTGATCGCCTTCTGGCTCTTGCCCGGTTTAAGCGGCATGGAAAAATAGAACCCGGATGATGCGGAAGATATAGTTGCTCATTTCCGCCTGACGACGCTTACGTCCCTGAATCCTTCGCCCTTCAATCCCGCGGCCTGCTTGCGCACGGCGTCGTGGATGCGGCGCACGTCCGCGGCCGCCACCGGCCGGGACCGGCCGGCCTGCGCCGCAAGGCAGGACGCCACGGGCGTGTCGATGACCCGCGCGGCGAGTTGCGCGCCGTGCTTGGCGGCGATCGTGGCGGCCGCTTTGCGGACGTTCGGGTTGCTGCCCGTGGTATCGAAGACCACGTTCTTGCCGGCGGCCAGCGCTGCGTTGAT